AACAACTTCGGTATTTAACTCTGAGCAGGTGTAGAGATCAAATTGAACCAATGCTGGATCTTTTTCATCCCAGACATGAAATGCAATATGTGATGTTTCAATCATAACCATAGCCGTTGTTCCTCTATTTCCCGGTGTGTCAACATATGAAACAAATGGCCCATTAACAATTTTCATATTAATTATTTCAACAATTTTTTTTAACCAATAATATGTAATTTCTGCATTGGTTGGTGGATTTTGTGCAAAACCTCTAATCATGAGATGTTTATGCAAAATTTTTTTCATTTAGAATCTCCTAATTCATACATAAAAGTATTATTTAACCACATCATTGCAATAATAGAATAACCAATCATATCCAAAAAAGTATCATAAAGGCTTTCACCCGGAACAGAATTTTTCATTTCTCTATTATTTAACAAATTTTCCGCTCTTGCAATTTTATCATGAAGTCTAATTACCAATCCAGTTATTCCAAACATTGCAACATTATTATGACCATAATCTTTTTGTTTATTAATAACAATTAAAAGAATATCTAAAATTTGTATTTTTTGTTTAGGGAAAAAAGTCTCGATTGCCTTAATTGCATTTGATGCCATAACACACCAAAGATATTTGTGTTCGTCTAGATCGTCTGCAACGTCACATGGTCTTATTTCTTTAATATTTTTACTGTAGCATTCTATTTTTTGTAAATATAGATCTGATTTAATATAATAATTAATTGCATTTCTTAAATTATTTATTTCAGATTCAAATGCATTAAGAAATGGAGGTATACTAAAATTTTTATATGTTGTATGACGATTCCAAATTTCCTGCGATGATTTAAATGCAGCCTGCTCCCATGTCATGTTTTCATCTTTAGGGTATGAGGTTTTAATTACTGTCATAAATAGAAACAAGCCGCACTTAAATTATTTTTCGCTCTTAGCTCTTTCAACATCTGGATTAAGAATCTCAAATGTTCCTCTTTTAACTTTTTTAAAAAAATGTCTATTTGAATTATAAAAATTATAAAAGGTTGGAAGTGAAATATTAAGATTAGTAGAAACTTCTGTTGGTGTAACAACTTTGCCAACATTTGATTTTAAAAATCTAACAATTACTTCTTGCTTTGATCGTGTTTTAATCATTTTGATTTCACCCCCTTGTTCATTAAATCCCAATTTTGTCCAAACCTCTTTGGCGAGATCCAGGGGAACAGAATAATATTTTACAATTTTGGAAATATTCCAACCTTTATAGTAGCCAAAGAAAACACTAGAAACTTCTCTTTCTGCTTTATTATAAACATCGCCAAGTTGTTGCATGGCAACTTCATAACGCCTTTCAATTTCTGAAAATGGAATTTTCCATTGATTTAGTTCTTCTGGATTTGGAGTTTCGGGCGTGTCGTTCATATGAGATATGTTAGCATACAAAATAAAATTAAAATGGAGTTTGTAAAGTTATTTAAAAAATAAATGGGCGACTGGCCCCATACATCTAAAATAACTTTTCAGAATATCTTAGACCTAGAGCTATCGCCCAAAAATTTATTTTTTCTTTATTTTATGTTTTAATTCTTTTGTATGCTCAATTAAGTGAGAATCAAAGGAATCTTCTAGATGATCAATTTTAACTTCAACATGTCGCACATCCTCGTGGACATTGTCAAGTTTTTTCATAACAACATCATGATCTTTTCTATTCTCTGTTCTAAATCTCTGAATTAAAATGCCAAGAATACCGCCAACCGCACTGATAAGAGCTACTACAATTGCTGTGGGTTCCATATTTACCTAGCAAGTAAAAAGTCAGCAATCGTTTCAACATCAATGTCAAATTTACCATGCTTATCTTCATATTGTTTAATTAAATTAATTAAATCATTTTTCTTAACTGTTTCGGGTTGCGCCGGCCCGTCAACTTCTTTTGCGGCAGGAGCAGAAGATGCTGGTTCGCCAGTACTACCAGTATCTGAACCAGAAATTGTTTGCTTTGTCTCCGTTAGCATAAAAGTAACATCCTTAACCGCTTTGGACAAAAGATCAACTTGCTCTTGATGATATGCGGCAGCAGCTAAAGCTTCTTTGAGTAAAAACTGATGCTTGGTAATCATCTTCTCAGCATTGTCAACTGGGATTGAAATTGTTTTAGACATAAAACCTCCTAAAGTATTTATACATTCTATCAGGAAATAAATTAATTATCTTCCTTAGATTCTTCTTCATCATATTCTACCACCCCATCTGGGATAATGGCAAATCTACATTTTCCTTCTGGCTCGACTGCCTGTTCTATAATTTTACACACGCCCTCGCCTTGATATAGTATGCAATTGGCACATTTTACACCAATATCGGCAACATCGTTTTCTTCGGGAGAGTCATATCCGGCCCAAACACCAATTTCATCTTCATTGAATTTGCCGTATTTTTCTGTAAGGGCGATAAGCATGTCGGCTAATAGCGCCTCTTGTTCATCAAGATCATCAGCAACTTTATTTACTGTGCGGTATCCGCCACCGCGTCTTTTATATTCTCTAACAAGCCAAGCGTTTGCATAAGCAGAGGGGTAGACGTCAAATTTTGCTTTTGCGGCAGCTTTTACTCTTGCGTACAATGCCGGATTGGTTGGTACATTTCTTTTTTCCATTTTTTCTGTAGGGACATTAATTGGTTTTTTCCCATTTCTGCGTTGAGTTGATTCAGCTCTTCGTTTTCTTTGCACTGCAGATCTGCGTTGTGATTCCGACATCCTGGCGGCTCTTGACGCAGGAACGCATTTCGGATACTTACCAGTACTAGCGTCTCTTCTGCCGCACGGTTCGTACCCGCCGCCTTTTTTAGGTCTAGAGATATCAACCCATCTTTCCCTAAACCATGTATCAAGATTTTTTTTGATATCTTCAACAATTTTTATTTTCTTTTTTTTCTTTTTACCGTAAATAGGTTGTGGTTTTTTTATGCCCGACCCCATTGATTGTGTTGTAACTTCATTTTCTTTTTGTATATATCCAGCCATTCTAGCAGCAACGCCTTGTTTATTTGCTTTATCTTTTGCACTCTTCATTGAAAGCTTATCGCCCGGTGTATATGTATAACATTTTCCTTGGCTCCCCCATTTAAAACCAGGCTTGCCATCAAAAGAACATGATTCAATTGGCATAATTATCTATAGTACCATTATTTATTGATAATAGCTAACTAAATCTTCTTTTGACCACCTTTGAACAGGTATTTCTATTCTATGAAAAGCCTCAAATGCATCTTCTGAGGAATATATTATTCTGGCGTAGGCTTTTCTAGCGCCCTCATCATAAGCCCTACAGTCTGGATTCGTACAAAAATACAGTGCTTTATATTGAAATTTATCTTCCTGTAGATGAATAGCATTTACAACATATAACATTTTATTGCAATATGGACAAGCCCTTCCAGGGTAGGGAAAATCTTTTATTTTTCCACCCAAAATATGAACTTGCATCACTCATCATCCTCTTCTTCAATTTCTATTTCATCAAGATCTTCTACATCTTTTAAATTGAATTCATACATGTCTTTTCCATTTTTATCAAAAATTTTTGATTTTAAAATATAAGAAATTATCTCATCTATTTTATTTTTTGCAATTTCTATTCCATCCATTAAAGCATTAAGTTCATCAATTGACATTGGATATTCTTGATTTGGAGACATTATAATCAAAGATGGTATGTAATTATTTTCAAATGGAACTGCTTTAATTACAACCTGAAGCGATGGAATATCTTCATATTCAACATCTTCATCATAATTTACGATACGCACTATTTTCCCTTTGTTGGATTTTTAAAAAAAGCGTAAAGCCAAAGAATTGTAACTGAAGCAATAGCAGGACCAGCAATTCCAGTATCATGATTAAAACACCAAAGCAATGTATACTTAATTAATATTGCTGTGACTACTAACCAAAATAGCGCTACAAAAATTTTACTCATAAAACCTCCTAGAAATAGAATAGCAGAAAAATTCAGAATTTCTGATATCAACTCAAAAAATCTGGTATGCTTACGCATACGTAGTATGCTAAGTATGCTAAGTATACCTAATATACTAAATATATAATTAGTATACTATATATAACTAGTATACTAAGCATGCAAGTTATATTGAAAAAAATTTACGAAAGGTATCAAAATAAGAAAAATGATGCTATGGTAGATAGTATGCAGATAGTCGCCGTTGTTGAATCTGATGATTACGGGCCGGCTGTTATTCTGGACCCGGAACACATCAGTATTATTCGGATTGACGGTTTTTTCTTGGCCGCCACCAGATGTGTTTTTACTAATCAACCAATTAGTTGTGAGATCTCCTCGGGCACGGCAAATGCCCTAATAAAAAAGGGAGTTAAATGTATCAATGTTTCTTCTCTAGCCAAAAACTCACAATAAAGGAAATACAATGAAAAAAATTAGTTGGTTTAGTCTGAATCGTCAAGATGCATCTGGAGAAAATTGGTTTAGTCCTGGTTATGTAAATGCTGCCCTATTAACAATCAAGGCATTACAAAAAAAAGAATGTGCTGTTTTTTATAATAGAGGAGACATTAATTACCATATTAATTTTTGTCCAGCAACATATTATCAATTTAATTCTAAATATACAATTGGATATACGCCATGGGAGTCAACAAAAATTCCTTCATATTGGATAGATAATATGCGACGTTGTGATGAAATTTGGGCAACATCAAAATTTGTAAAAGATGTTTACAAATCTCATAATGTCAATGCAAACATACATATTATTCCACATGGAATATCAGATGATTTTAAAATTGTTGAACGCGAATTAGTATCAACATTTAATTTTCTTCATATCGGTGGTGATGCAAAAAGAAAAAATGCTCAAATGGCCGTTGATGCATTTCTTGATTTATATGAAGGCAATAAAGACTTTAGACTTATTTTAAAATATGATAAATTTTGTGTTGCAGAAGCCTACATTAATGGTCGTCTATTGCCGGCATCTCTGCACCCACAAATTGTCGCCATTCCAGAAAATTTAAGTTTAGATGATTTAGTTTTTCTTTATCACAAAGCGCACTGTTTAATCTATCCAACAATGGGTGAAGGTTTTGGAATGATTCCTTTTGAAGCAATTGCAACTGGACTTCCAACAATAGTTACAAATCTTACTGGGTGTGCTGATTTTGCACAATATGCAATCCCATTGAATGCAGATTTAAACAAAGCAATATGGAATGATCAGATGTATGCAACAGATACTGGGCAGTGGGCAAGTCCAGATTTTGATGATCTCTGTAATCTTATGGAAAATATTGTGAACGAGTATGATGAAATCAAAAAATTTTTTGTCAAGTCAGCAAAAATTCTTCATTCTGAATGGTCTTGGGATTCTACGGCTGATAAGATTCTTGAACGCTTACAATTCTACGAAAATTCTTTTTTGTAGTCCTTAGTATTATTTTTTGACTTTATTTAATTCATCTAATAAAATTGTATTTTCATCTTTGGAGGTATTGTGTCTATTCTTTCACAAGAATTTATTAATTCTTATAATTCTCAAACTCCACCTTGGGGTTTTAGCGGACTAGGAGAAATTGTATATTTGCGAACCTATAGTCGCAAAATTGATGGCTCTAATAGGGCAGAAACTTGGATTGAAACTATTAAGAGAGTTATTGATGGTGCTGTTGAGATTGGCGTTGACTTCACACCGCAAGAAGCTGAGCAACTTTTTGATCATATTTTTAATCTTCGCTGCACGGTTGCGGGCCGAGCACTCTGGCAGCTTGGTACACCCTTAGTTCAAAAGTTTTCAGGAACATCTCTTAATAATTGTTTTTTTACAAACATTGAAAAAATTGAAGATTTTGAATTGGTTTTTGATTATTTAATGCTTGGTGGTGGAGTCGGATTTTCTGTTGAGAGATCAAAAATACATGATTTACCAAAAATTAAAGAAGTTAAATCAATTGTAGCTGAAAGAACAAATGATGCTGACTTTATTGTTCCCGATTCTCGCCATGGATGGAGAGAGCTCCTTCACAAAGTTCTTGAATCGTATTTTATAACTGGTAAAAGTTTTACATACTCAACAATTTTAATTCGCGAATTTGGTGCTCAATTAAAAACATTTGGCGGAACCGCTTCTGGACCCGGCGCACTTGTTGATGGTATTAATGACATATGCCAAGTACTAAATAATCGTGTTAACAAGAAACTGCGTTCAGTTGATGTGCTTGATATTTGTAATATTATTGGTCGCATCGTAGTTTCTGGCTCATCTCGCCGCTCAGCACAAATTGCCATTGGTGATCCAGATGATGTTCTTTTTTTGCGAGCAAAAAATTGGTCGTCTGGCTCAATTCCAGCTTGGAGAGCAAATAGTAATAATTCCATTTATGCTGATGCTTTTGACGAAATCATGACTGAATTATGGAAGGGGTATGATGGATCTGGTGAGCCATATGGTCTTATAAATAGGAAACTTGCCAGAACCGTTGGGAGATTGGGTGAGAATGCAAGCGATCCTTCTATTGAAGGATTTAATCCATGTGCCGAAATTGCATTGGCTGATGGGGAATCTTGTAATCTTGCAACTATTTTTTTACCAAATATTGAATCGCTTGAGCAGTTTAAAGAAATTTCAATTTTACTTTATAAAATTCAAAAACAAGTTACTAGATTAAATTATCCATATGATAAGACAAATAAAATTGTACACAAAAATGCCCGTCTCGGTCAATCTATTACAGGGGTCTTACAGTGTTCTGAGGAAAAAATTCAATGGTTATCTTATGTGTATGAAAATCTTAAAAAATTTGATAAAATTTATAGCAAAGAAAAAGGATGGCCAACATCTGTTAGGTTAACGACAATTCAACCATCTGGTACTTTATCTTTACTTCCCGGTGTTACTCCGGGAATTCATCCCGCATTTGCTAAATATTATATTAGAAGAGTTCGTTTTGGTTCTGCAGACCCATTGGTAGAAGCATGTAGGAGGCGTGGATATAAAGTTGTTTGGGATGTTGGTCTCGATGGGAGAGAAGATCACACTCGCTATGTCGTTGAATTTCCCTGTAGATCACCAGAAAATTCTGTTCTCGCAAGTGAAATGACAGCAATTCAACAACTTGAATGGGTTAAAAAAATGCAAACGCTTTGGGCAGATAATGCCGTTTCGGTTACTGTTTACTATCGCAAAGAAGAATTGCCAGAAATGAAAAAATGGTTGGCTGAAAATTATGATAATTCAGTAAAATCTGTTTCATTTTTGCTTCATGCCAATCATAATTTTCCACTTCCGCCATATGAAGAAATTACCGAGGATGAATACAATAAAATTTTTAAAGAAATTAATTTTTCCGTGCCGTTAAGTGTTGGATTAACCGTAGATGAATTAACCTTTGATGAGTGCTCTACTGGCTCTTGTCCCATAAAATAAACCAATTTAGTGCATTATTTGGCCAAGATGATAAAAAAATATACCTTGGTTAATCATTTTTATTCTTTTTTTAATGAAAATAGTGTACAATGGATTCAATGAGCGATGAAATTGTCAAAAACAAAAAACTTTGGGTTCCGCCAAGGGCTTTTGGGGTATGCATTTGGATTCTTCCAAATGGGACTCCTCTTAGCGACGGGGATAATGTTTTATCTGCCGAGGGGTTTGTTGGCGATAAAGATGTTGAAAAGAGGGTTGCCCAAGCAGCCAAGTATTGGACTGGGAGTGAAGAAGGTGAGGTGACCTGGATTCAGGGCGCTAGAAAAATTACAGCATCCGAGCGAGATGATCAGGTCGAAAGATTAAGCAACGGTCTTGTGGCAGATCCATATGAAGACCTTTTTGATAGTTTGAGAAAATAATGACAAAAAAAATGACGCATATTGAAGAATCTCAAAATTCTTTTGAAATTGACAATATTGAATACTTTGGCACAGAAGTAAAATTAATAGATGATGATCCTTTTACAAAGGTTTCATTTTCATCGCTTTCTCCAAAAATGAAAAGAAGGGCCTTAAAACTTTCAAAAAAATTTGAAGGGCTCGATGGAACAAGCACAAAATATATTGATCCAGAAACTCTTGATGGATATTCATTATATGACATAGTGAATCCACCATATGATTTAGATACACTGGCTGGCCTATTTGATTCAAGCGCCATCCACAATGCTTCCGTCATGGCTCGGGTTATGAATACCGTTGGTGTTGGTTTTGAATTTCTAGAAACAACAAAGTCTAAAAGAAAAATTGAAAAAGCAATGAGTGATCCTGACAGGGTTGGTCGAGTTCGCAAAATGTTGCAAGATGAAAAAGAACGCCTTGAAGCAATTTTTGAAAACACAAACCTTGAAGAAACTTTTGTTGAAACAATGATTAAAATTTGGCAAGATGTTCTTACAGTCGGAAATGGTTATTTAGAAATTGGCAGAAATAATTCTGGTCAGGTAGGATATATAGGACATATTCCTGCAACACTAGTTCGAGTAAGGAGAAAAAGGGATGGCTTCGTCCAAATTGCAAAAAGCAATAAAATCTCAGCGGTCTACTTCAGAAACTATGGAGATAAAGAAAGTCAAGACCCAATCAATTCAGACCCCAGACCAAACGAAATTATTCATTTTAAAGTTTACTCTCCTAAAAATACATATTATGGTGTTCCTTCTTCGGTCTCTGCTGCCGCTGCAATTGTGGGTGATAAATTTGCAAAAGAATATAACATTGATTATTTTGAAAATAAAGCTATTCCTCGGTATGCCGTTATAGTTAAGGGTGCAAAATTAAGTAATCAGTCTAAACAGGAACTTATTAATTATTTTAGAAAAGAAGTTAAAGGGCGAAATCATGGAACTCTTGTTATTCCAATTCCTGCGTCTATAGGGGCCGATAGTGATATTAGATTTGAAAAATTAGAAGCTGGCGTTCAAGATGCTTCATTTGACAAATATAGAAAATCAAATCGGGATGAAATTCTTGTAGCCAATAGAGTTCCTGCACCAAAAGTTGGCGTGTATGATAATGCAAACTTGGCAGTTTCAAGAGACTCTGATAAAACATTTAAAATGCAAGTAATTGGTCCAGATCAAGCTGTTATCGAGAAAAGAATAAACAGGTTAATGATGGAGTTTACGGATCTATTTATTATGAGATTTAAAAAGATTGACTTGATTGATGAAGACATTAAGTCTAGAATTAATGATAGATATTTGAGAACAGAAGTAATTGCACCAAATGAAGTCCGTGTTGCCCTTGGCTTGCCAGAGCGAACAGACGGGGATGAGGTGCTTCCGTTCCCATCAAAGGTTAAAAGAGAACAGGCTGGTTCCGGAGCCCCAGTGGGTAATTCAAATAATGAAGCCGCCCAGCCCAGAAATGCCAGAGCAGATACCCCAGAAGGTAATTCTGATCCAAGGGAGTCGGGGGATCAGGCCGAAAGGGGTCAAAATCAAGATAATTCAGGAGGTACAGAATGAGTTATGCAATGGGAATCGTATATTCCAATACGGCAGTTGATAGTACAGCAAATACTGTAACACTTATTGGTCACACAAAATGTATTCACTTCATTAATACGCATGCATCTACTAATGCGGTTGTTAAACTTAATGGTGGTCCACACCAGGTTTTAATTCCGGCAGGGGGACACTATGTTGAGATTGAAGGCGACTATACACAATTCCAAGTTATGACAGCGGGAGTTGCTCTTGCCGTCTACGCTATCGGGTGATTTGCTATATAATATATACATAGCATACACTTAGGAGTATATCTTTATGACAGATTTCAACATGACCTTTCCAATTGATATTGTGAAGAAAGAAGAAAGAATTGTTACAGGTATTGCAACTGCCGACAATATTGATAAAGTTGGAGACCTTGTTGACTTTTCTGCATCACTTGATGCATTTAAAAATTGGCAAGGTAATATTAGAGAAATGCATGCACCAATTGCAGTTGGTAAAGCAATTGGTTATAGACCAATAAAAATGAAGGGTGTTGATGGTGAAGAATATAATGCAATTCAAGTCGAAGCATATATTTCCAAGGGCGCAGAAAATACATGGCAAAAAATTCTTGATGGAACTCTCCGTGCATTTTCAATTGGCGGAAAAATTTTAAAGAAAGAAATGATGCAAAATAAAATTCACAATGGTCGCCAAGTTCATGTTATTAAAGAATATAGCCTTGGTGAATTAAGTCTTGTTGACAATCCGGCAAATGCTATGGCAACAATTGATCTTGTTAAGAGAAATACAAATGGTGATTTGCAATATGTTTTTGAATTATTGGATGAGGAATTAGAAAAGAAACAGCCACTAAAAGACCCCAGGGGTGGACTTACCGCCGCCGGTCGAAGACATTTTAAACAAACAGAGGGTGCAAATTTAAAACCTGGCGTCAGAGGTGCCGCCGACACTCCGGAAAAAATGCGGCGTAAGGGTTCGTTCCTTGTTCGATTTTTTACAAATCCCTCAGGTCCAATGAAGAAGCCAAATGGCAAACCATCAAGGCTTGCTCTTTCTGCATCGGCCTGGGGTGAGCCGGTTCCCCAAGATAGAGCAGCAGCGGCAAGGCTGGCGGCAAAGGGGCGTAGGCTCCTTGAAAGATATAGAAGATCTAAGGAGGCAAAGAAATTTGAAGATGGCGCTTCTGGTTTAATTGATCTAATTGAAGATTTTGATTTGGACCCAAATAAAGCAGTTATTGATGTGTTACTAGATAGCGTTTATAACGATCTAGAAGATGTCATTGAGCAGGGAAAAGAATATTTTGAGGGGATTGATTTAGAAAATGAAGAAAACCCTGATTTAGAATTGCAAAATGATAGAAACTATGGTATGGTGAAACCTATGGATAATTTAATTGATGGTGATGAAAATAAATTATCACTAATTAAAAAGTTTATTGCTTGGCTTAGTTCGGAGCCAAGCGATGTCACTGTTGAAAAACTTGACACTGCTGAAGTCTCTTCCGAGGCGGAAGTACATACTGAACAAATGGAGGAACAAGAAATGGATATTGAAATTCTAAAAGAAGTTCTTGGCTCCGTCATTGATCAGAAGCTTAACGACTTTGCCACTTCGCTTAAGGCTGAAGTTGAAGCAAATGTTGCCGCCAAGATTGATGAGGTTGCAAAAGGTTTAGAAAATCAAAAATTAGAACTTGCTCAGAAGCTAGAAGCAACTGAGAAAGCCCTAGGTGAACAGACCGCTAAGGTTGAGCAAATCGCAAATGCTGGCGCTGTTAAAAAGAGTGTTGACCCCGAAGACAACGACGAGGAGGAGACGGTTACTAAGTCTACTCCCAAGTCGGTCTGGAACAACATTTATCTCCCACAGGCTCTGATTGAGTCAATGGGTTACAAGTCATAATAAGGAGGACTTAAAAATGGCAACACAGGAAGAAATTCTTTCTAAGGCTGACGAAGTTACTACGAGCGTCGTTAGCAGTGCAAGCGGTGGTCTACTCAAGCCCGAGCAGTCAAATCGCTTTTTAGATTTCGTGGTGGATCAATCCAATTTGATGAAAAACGCTCGTGTCGTGCGTATGCGTACTCCGCAAATGGAGATTGATAAATTGTCAATTGGTACTCGTTTGCTTGCAAAGGCAACCGAGGCATCTGACACGGGTGCAAACGCTCCGGTTACTTTCTCGAAAGTTTCACTTACGAGCGTCAAGCTTCGTTTGGACTGGGAGCTTAGCACAGAGTCTCTTGAGGACAACATTGAGGGTGCTTCGTTAGAAGATCACATTGCTCAAGTCATGGCTCGTCAAACAGCCAATGACATGGATGACTTGCTCATCAATGGCAATACATCTTCGGGTAATGCACTTCTCAAGGCCCTTGATGGCTATGTAAAACTAGCTCTTGCTGGAGGCCGCGTGGTTGATGAAGGCGGTAACAATGTTAACCGCGCAACATTTGATCGCGTTCTTCGCAGCATGCCGACAAAGTATTTGCAGAAGCGCAATGAACTGCGTTTCTTTACTGGCTCTGGCTTAGTACAAGATGTGTCGTTCAGTTTGCAGAATCCCAACTCGGCAACTGCTGCAACCGCTGGCGCTCCGGCTCCTGGTTCAACATTTGGCGAGCAGGCGTTTATGAATGGTGCCATTCGTGCAAACGGCGGTCCTGGCGCAACGGGCATCTCGCCCTATGGAATTCCACTAGTGGAAATCCCGCTAATGCCAGAAACAGTGGCTGGTGATTATGCCAACGCCGCTGGGTCGCATGGATTTATTGAATTGACATTCCCCAACAATAGAATTGTTGGCCTACACAGAGACATTACTGTGTATCGTCAGTTCCAACCCAAGACGGACACCATCGAGTACACGCAGTTCCTCAGGCTTGCAAGCAATGTTGAGCATCTTGATTCTTACGTTATTGCAAAGAATGTGAAGCTACGTTCACTCTGATAATAATTGGTTAATGTTGATGGCGGGGTGGGGGCATCCCATCCCGCCAAAAACATAATGGAGCTCTATGACGGACAATGTAATAACAAGTGAAAATGTTGCACCAAAAAAAACAACAAAAGTAAAGTCAAAACAAATAGATCCGGTTGTTGTTCCATCTGGTGAAAAAATTATTGTTTATTTTGAAAGCGGATATTCATATTCTCTTTCTAATAGTTTTACTTTTACAAAAGACAATAGAATGCTTGAATTACCGGCCGAAGATGCCAAAAAATTATTGGCTTTAGATAATTTTAGACTACCAAATGATGAAGAAAAGAAATTATACTATAATGGTGTGGAGGTATAATAATGGCTGGAAATCTTTCTGATTACCTTGAAAATAAATTAATTGATCATTTTCTTGGCACAACAACATTTACAAAACCCGCAGCCGTATATGTTGGTCTTTATAGCGTAGCGCCTTCTGATGCTGGTGGTGGAACAGAAATTAGCGGGGGCTCTTATGCTCGCAAATCTGCTGCATTTAGCGCATCTTCGTCTGGCGCAACGTCAAATAGCGCCAATATTGATTTTACCGGAATGCCAGCTGTTACTGTTGTCGCTATTGGCATTCATGATGCATCTACGGCCGGCAATCTACTTTTATGGGGAAC